CGGGCGTTAGAAGACCAAAGGGTTATCAATCCTGTCGGGACGCCAGCGACCCGCGAGGCTATTGGCGCTGCGCCCCAGTCTGAAATGCTTGCGGCAAAGGCTGCGCGTGAAGCAGAAGCGTCAAAAGCGTGGAAAGATGCTTCTGTAGAAGTTGACGCTATTGACGCTTCTAAGCAGGGCTTTGGAACGCGGATCGCTTACACCAAGCCGTTTAAAGACTTTATAGCTTTTGCTACCAAAGAAGCAAATGCCCCCGCTGGTAGCCCGCAGACCAAGGCTTTTTACAATAAAATTCTGGATTGGTTCCCGGAAGGTAATATTAACGCTATCAAGCCTTCCCATGTAATGGAGCTGAAGCGGTTTATTGCTGAAGAAGCTAACGCCCCGGCTCAAGGCTTTAAGGCAATAGCAAAAGAGCGCGCTGACACTCTCTACAAACAATTGGATAATATCCTAGAAAAGCATCTTACAAATGCCAAAACGGGCGTGTCTCCGTATGCACAAAGGCGGGATGCTTATAGTCTTTATAAAGAAGCGTGGAAAAGAGACTATTTGTCTAGGTACGGCAAAAAGTTTACGGCTGAGAATGTTTCTGGCGATGCCGTAAGTTCTGGGACTGATGTTGCCCGTACCTTGTTTGGCGACCCTGCCGCAATGAGAGCGGCAATTGCAGATGGCGCGTCAATACCAACATTGTTGAAATCTACTGCCAGCCATGTGGCTAACGAATTTCAAGGCAAAGGCGTCGATGAAATTGTTAAGCTGCTTCAGCCAAGAACTCCTTTAAGCAATATGTTGGATAACGTCCCTGAATTGGCCTCTCTAAGGCAGTCTGTGCAAAAGTATGTTCAGCAAATTACAGAACAACAAAAAGCCGGTGAGAAAATATCCGGCTTCAATAAAACTGCTGAAGATTTTGCCAAAAGGGCCGCTCAGTCCGAAAAGGCTGCTGTCACAGCACAAGAGAGAGTCGTCAAAGGCGTCGAGACAAGAAAAGCCATGCTTGCCCGTCAGGTTCAAAAGTCGATGGATGCTGCCACGGCGCGCCAGCAGGGACTTATGGATGTCCAGCAATTGCGCGGTGATCTGTCGTCTGCAAGAGTCAAGAATAACCCGAAAGAAATAATCAGCCTTGCTAAGTCGCACTTTAGCAGTGACCAAGCCATGCTTGATGAAATTGCTAAAATAGAGAAAATGAACATCAGCGCCGAAAAAATGCGGTCACTTGTTTTGTCTATGGCAAAATTCGCCGCAGGTGGTGGTGTTGCCGGGCTTGGCTTACAAGCGGTGTCCACAGCGCGTGGTGATTAAATGACCCGCCCCGCATCACACAGAATTAAGGAGTAATCACATTGTCCTACAACGGCAGCGGCGTCTTTCAGATTAACACGGCAGGTCAGCCCGTCGTCACCGGCACGACCATCACCAGCACGGCGTTTAACGCCCTGACGGCTGACCTGGCGTCTGGCCTGACGACTTGCATCACCAAGGACGGCCAGACTACGCCCACGGCTAATATCCCGATGGGCAATTTCAAGATTACCGGGCTTGGGCAGGGTACGGCTGCGGGCCAGGCGGTTGCTTATCCGGCTCCCAGCGCGTCGGTGATTGGCACGACGACCAATGACAGCGCGGCAACTGGGTATTTGGGCGAAATCGTGACATCAACGGTTGCGCAAGCGTCTGGCATTTCGCTTGTCAGTGGCACGGCTAAGACCGTAACCAGCATATCGCTTACGGCTGGCGATTGGGATGTGTTTGGTATGCTTGGGACGTTTGCGTCAGTTGCAATTACACAGGCGAATGGCGGGATTTCCGCTACGAATAACACTGCTGGCGCGGAAGACCAGACAATCGTTTACGGGCCGATTTCCGGCCAGCAGACCAACCAAAATTCTATTCCTACCGTGCGCGTCAGCTTGGCGGGGTCGGCAACCTATTATCTAGTGGCTACGGCCTATTTCAGTTCTGGCACCTGTGTTGGCTATGGCCGTATAACCGCGCGGCGGGCCAGATAATGAGCGAACCTTTGACCGAAGCGGAAATGGACGCCATCGCGGAGCGAGCGGCTGACCGGGCTATCCGCAAGATGTATGAGCAGATTGGCAAGTCTGTCGCTCAGAAGATTTATTGGTTTATTGGTGTGGCCGTTGTCGGCATGATGATGCTGCTGGCCGGAAATGGGATGTCAAAGCCATGATTGAAGAACTTGTTAGCCATGTTTTCGCCATGCGGAACGCGGCGCACCTAGCGCACTTTTCGACCAAATCCTACGCGGAGCATAAGGCGCTGGGTAAGTTCTACGATGACCTGATCGGCAAGATTGACACCATTGTAGAGGCTTATCAGGGCTATTACGGCCTGATTGGCGAAGTGCGGATTATGATGATGCCCAAGGACAAGATGGCGGACCTGGTTCGCACGGAACTTGGCTGGATTCAGCAGAACCGCGAAAAGATTGCCAAGAAGAACCCCATGATCGAGAACCTGATTGACGACCTGATGCAGTCCTATTCCTCGACCCACTATAAGCTAGTCAATCTGAAGTAGGTGACACATGGCCTTTGATCCCGTCTCAGCAGCCCTTGATATCGGTGGTAAGGTTATTGACCGCGTTTGGCCCGATCCGGCCCAGAAGGACGCTGCCAAGCTGGAGCTTATGCGCCTGTACCAGGCTGGCGATCTGGCGGTCATGGCGGCTCAGACTGACCTTGCCAAGGGCGCGGCTGACATCATCAAAACTGAGGCTGCTGGCGGGTTCTTGGCCTCTAGCTGGCGTCCAATCACCATGCTGGTCTTTGTGGCCCTGATTACGGCCCGGTGGTTTGGCTTTGCCGCGCCTAACTTGCAGGAAGCTGAGTATCTCAAATTGTGGGATATCGTGCAGTTGGGTCTTGGCGGGTACGTCATTGGCCGGTCAGTCGAGAAGATCGTGCCGTCCGTTGCTGAAGCCCTGAACAAGAAGTAGGTGGGGTATGGCTTGGTCAGACGTTCTTAAGGCGGTAATCCCGATCATCGTCGCGGCCTTGGCTTGGCTGCTGGGTCAGGTGTCGTCTGCCAATGAGCGGCTGGTTAAGATCGAGTCTGCCATGCCCGCGCTTATAACGAAAGAAGGCGTCCCCACGGACTCTCCGCTTTCTGCGGAACGTCGGGCTAACATGAAAGAAGAATTAAAGCGCGAAATCAACGACTTACACGTTCGCGTTATGCTGCTGGAGCAGAAGGGTAAATGAAATCGACCTTTGACTACGCCATGCGGCTCCTGCTGCGCCACGAAGGCGGTTTTGTAAACCACCCCAAAGACCCCGGCGGCATGACAAATCTGGGCGTCACCAGGGCCGTCTGGGAAGCCCACACGGGCAAGTCCGCCACTGAGGCAGATATGCGAGCCTTGACGCAAGAAGCCGTCCAGCCGGTCTATAAAGCCCGCTTTTGGGATGCCATCCGTGGGGATGAGCTGCCGCACGGGCTGGATTACTGCCTGTTCGATTGCGCGGTCAATTCTGGGCCTGGGCGGGCTATAAAATTGCTCCAGTACGTCCTGCATCTGAAAGTGGACGGCGTTATTGGCAAAAATACCATGGCCGCGATTGTGGCCGCCGATCCCGTTGAATTGATTGAAGATTACAACCAGCGTCGCTTGGATTTCCTTAAATCCCTGCCGACTTGGGAGACATTCGGCAAAGGCTGGGGCAAGCGGGTGTCAGAAGTCGAGCTAGAGGCTAAAGCCTTCGCACGGAACGGGTCGGCGGTAGCATAGGCTTATAACACACATCAGCGTGTTGTTTGCAGTATGGACGCCCCCGGTGCCTGGGAAGGCCGCAAAACAGCGTATTTTCGTTTTCGCCTATGGGGTAGCGGCAGTTATTGCTGGTCAATTCCATCATGGGAATTAGCAGCATATCAGGCGCTTTTGTTTCAGGCGGTATCGGAGATGCTTTTATGGGTTTGTATTTAATGCCCCAATTAGGCTCTTTTTTAGAAATAAATTTCTTTGGCCTAGGTGCCGTATCCGGCATGGCCTTTCCAATCTTTTCCCGGCGGGCTTTGCCTATACAAGCATTCCGCGTATAGCCAATAACCGCGCCTATCTGCTTGAAACTCATGCCTGTTTTGGCAAGCTTCCGAAGTGTTTCGGTGTCCTTTTCAGACCATTTTTTCTGGAATTTCATGAATAGCTCCGTGTTTGGGTGACTTTGACGTTATCCGCGTCAATTTCCAAATCCAGCAATTCCTTAACAATATCCATAGCTTGCTCGAAAGCGCCGGGTTCAAGATCGTCATACTGAACGTCGAACTCTATCGTGACCCGGATTGATTTCATTGGTTTTCCATTGCCATTATTGCCCGCCCGATGATTTCTGGAATTTGCGGGATGACGGCGTTTCCGAGGCATTTAAGGCGGTGTGATCGGTTGGAAACCCCATTAGCCACTCGACCCACATTGGGTTCAACGCTCCAGATGTTTCCGAAACCACCATCGAAAGGTTCAGTTGCTTCCCGCTCTTTATTCTTCTTTTGATTGCTGGCATCCCTAAATGCCCCCGGTCCCTGTCGTCCCCCGCCGATGGCGTTGGCCATAACTTCCCCAACACGCAATAAACCATTTCCGGTAAATTTGTTGGCCTTCCCGTCCGCTCCATCGATCCCTTCGCATTTTGCAATGTAGCCGCGCCTTTGAAATCCGATGCTCTGGGGGTAAGCCACAATCCATATCCTGTCGCGTCTGTGAGGCGCACCAACGGCGGAAGCTGGTATGCAGTGCCACTCCGCATCATACCCGACCTGGGCCAAGTCTCCGAGAACGCGCTCAAGCCCCCTTCCAAGCAAAGCTGAGACGTTCTCCACGATGACGAATTTGGGTCGTATTTCGCCAATAAGACGGGCGTATTCTTTCCAGAGTCCAGACCGTTCGCCGGTAATTCCCGCCTTGCTTCCTGCGTTGCTAATGTCTTGGCACGGGAAACCTCCGCAGATAACGTCAACGGAGATTCCATCGGCAGCAAGTCGAGCTGCTGTAAGGGTTCGCACATCTTCATAAATCGGAACCTCCGGCCAGTGTTTTTTTAATACCTTGCGGGGGAATTCTTCAATCTCACAGAAGGCGACCGTTTTCATTCCGGCCCTTTCAAGGCCAAGACTGAAGCCGCCGATGCCGCTAAAAAGATCAAGGACTTTCACGCGGCCACCTGCTCATACTTGGCTAACTTCGCTTCACACTCAGCGAGTTTTTCTTCTAAAGTTTTAACCTTCAGAGTCGCGCCATGCTGTAGAGCAAACCATTGAGTAACCGCGGTGTTCCCGCAGAGTCTTTCCAGAATCGGAACCTTGTCGCCTGGAAAATGAAATGACCCTGATAGACATTTAGAAAGCTGACTAGCTGGCATATCCAGATCAGCCGCTAACAGAGCTTTGTTGTGCTTGTATTTAGAAAGGTCGATACAAGTAGCCAAAGCCTCTCTATAGGTCTTGGCGGTCAACTGCTCGGTATCAACGGGCTTTAGGTCGTGCTTTGACATACCAAAAGCCAATGGGAGTGAAGAATTCATTTGATATACCCCTCGTTATCTGTCGAATTACCTCTCAGGTTTTGAGCAAAAAAAGGCACACTGTCTTTATGAATAAATTTCTCGGCCTTACGGCAAGCACGCATCGACCGAGACAACCCGTTCAGCAGGGGAGGAACTGCAACGGGGCTTGCGGCAGCGAAACTAAACTTAATAAAACTTAAGAAATGCGAAACTTTATTTTCCGTGTATTGCGGTTCTTGATGGTCTCCGGTTTCATAAAAAGAAAAGGGAGAGACCATGCCGAATTTCGGAGCAAGGTTAAGAGCGTCAATGCTCGCTGCTGGAGTGACGGAAACAGAGTCACTAGCAAGGCGTGTGGGAGTGTCAGCGCAAGTCGTGAGAAAGTGGCTCAGGTCAGAGAAACCAGCCCTTTCTGCCGAAAATATAGTTTCGTGTTCGGAGGTTTTGAACGTCCGTGTCTTGTGGTTGGCGAACGGTCGCGGCCCGATACACTCGTTCACCGTGAAGGAATACACCGAGCCCGAATTGATCTCAGCGTTTCGGACGCTAGGAGCAAAAGAGAAAATATTGGTTCGGGATTTCATCGGGCTTTTAATGAGGTATGCAGACGGTTAGCGCGGGTTAGTTTGAAAAAAATTAACCAGCATTTGCGCTGTTTCCAGTCGAGGATTCTTCGTCAGCTTTCTCCCGATTTTTTCGAGAGTCCTAAACGGAACCCCACTCTTTTCAGCAATGGTTCGCCACTCACGCTTTCGCGCTTCCAGCTCAGAAATCAGGTATGCGTTGATGTTTTCCATGTGCGTATCCTGAACCCATTTTTGGGTTCTGTCAACCCGCAAATGGGTCTGAGCAGAATTTATTATTTAAGTTATGAAACGCTCACCTAAAACCCCAAAGCTGGCGGGGTTCATGCGGTCGGTCTTGGCCCACAATGTCGAGGCGCTAATGCACCGGCACTATTCCCTGTCCAGTAACAAGCCCAAGGCTTTAGCGGGCGACGCTAAAGTGTCTTTATCTACGGTGCAGCGCATCATTGCGGCAGAGGTCGGGGCATCTTTAGACAACATCGAGGCAATAGCGGGGGTTTTTGAGCTTTCCACCTATCAACTGCTTGCCCCAAACCTGAATATAGACAACCCCCAGGTAATTAAGGGCGCCACGAAGGACGAGGAACGCCTATACGACGCTTGGAGGCGCGGTAAGGGTCTAGGCCCCACCCCAACAGCCGGAACGCCCCATAACCCGCCGTTGAAGCCCAGTGGCGAAAAAATAAAATCTCCGCAAAAACAACCAGTTAGCTAATTTCCCTCTTTTTTTGCCTTCCTAGACCCATTTTTGGGTTGACAAGACCCATTTGTGGGTTCAGTATCTCTCACATACCGCGTTAATGCGGGATGAAACAGGGGCGGAAATGGCAACTAAAAAGCGTGAATGTGAAAAGTGCAAGGGCGTGATGTATGTCGTTCGGATTATTCACGTCGAAAGCATTGAGACCTGCTGGCAATGCGCGAACTGCAAACACACAAAAACATTTACTCCGCGCATGTCGAAAAAGCGAAAGGCAAC